ATATATAATTTTACCTTTCTGCCCTGTCTTATGTAATTATAATATTCTGCTCCTTCGTCATAAAAACTATATTTCCCCTGCTCATTTGGTAATTCAAAATTAAAACTCACCGAACAGCTCTTCTGGAATATATTATTTATATTGCTACTAATATTAAATTTTTTAACATCTATAGCTTGGTAATCTCCCAGGCCTGTAGTGTCTACTTCCACTTTGCTCACGATTACGTTGGCCTTATTTATAAAATTGTCTACAGATAATCCCTGCAAATCCTGCATTTTTATACCTCTATCAATGTAAATTCAATATTATATCCCAGTGCAGTTCCCAATATTGGTTTTTTCGGTATGTTCTCTGGTTGGAATCTAACCGTATAATTGTCTTCCCCGATTATTAAATTTAAATCATTGGTTTTGCTGTTTTCTATTTCGCTGGCCAAATCATCCCATACATCATCATAGACATAATTAAGTTTTATTCTAAAAATATATTTGTCGTTTTTCGCGTATTGTATCCTTTTATTTCCTGATGGTGTTACATTAACCTGGCCTTGTATTTGGTATTCATATTCTACGATTGCATATTCGAATGTAGTTTCGCTCCCTAATATCCCCAATTGTATATCCATTATGCTCCTCCAAAACTCAAATTATGAGCTACCATTTCTTCTATCACTTTATCAAATATCTTTTTCCCTGCGTTGTCTATCACATCATCAGTGAGATAATTGGCTGATATCTGTATTGCTCCTTCTGCTATGGTCAAATTTATTTGGTTCCTTGCTCCTATTTCTCCTGGTTTGGTTACGATTTCCTGATCCTTCAATAAAGCTAAACCTTCACCGCCTGGAGTCGGTGCTCTGAATATTCCACCCTCATGAAGGGTTGGTATTTTTGGAATAGTAAACCCCCATATTTTCCCTCCAAATCCTGGCACCCAATCTGGGATTTCTACCTTAAATTTATTCATTGCATCGATTATCCAATTGATTGCGTTTATAAATATATTAACAAATCCCTTCAGGCTCTGGGTTACTCCTCCAAAAACATTTGATAGCCTGCTCGAAAACGTTTCCCATACCTTTACTCCGTAATCTACTATATTTCTCCATATATTTGAAAGATAATCATAAATACCACCCCAGAGATTTTTTATCCAATCGCCTATTCCTCCCCAGATATTTTTTATATAATCAAATGCCTTGCTGAATTTCGCCTTGATATCATCTGGTATTTTCGCTATAATCCCCTTTATCCCGGTGAATACTTTTTCAAATAATTTCTTTAATGCTTCCAGGGTCTTCTTAAAAAAGGCTGTTACTTTATCCCAATTTTTGTATAATAATATTATAGCTCCTACTACCGCCGCAATTCCTAACACTACCCAGGTTAAAGGGTTGGCCAATAGTGCTGTGGTAAATGCCCAGACTGAAGATATCGCTGTTCCGAGAGCGGGAACTAAACTCCCTAATATTCCACTACTGAATCCCTTCTGGGCAAAACTTAAAGCTTTCATCGTTGGGCCAACTGCATAAAGAGCAGGTGCAAGTTGGGCTGCTTTTTCTACGTATGGCCCCATCGCATAGGTTGCTTCTGATATTGCGTGCTTTATTTTATCTATCGGGGAGAAGGCTTTCGCGTGGATATCTGCATTTTCCTGTATCACGTTTCCGCTTGCTTTTACTTGTTCTTTATATTTTTTGAATGTTTCTTCGCTGACTCCCAGGGTTTCAAATAACTTATTCATATCTCCATCGGCTGCACTTACCGCTACCGAGAATTCTGTTTTGGCTACCCTTGCTGACATCCCCAATTCGTCTTCGAGCAATCCCAGCATGGCTGCTGCATCTTCCACATCCATCCCCATCTCTCGCAGGTCTGGCCCTGCTCTATCTAAATATCGCAGAAAATCAGAAACACTTCCGGAAGTTTCCTGATAAATGAATCCTAAAGCTGCCAGAGCTTCCTTCTCTTCCCCTGCTGCCACTCCTACTCCTCTTAATGCTGATCCTGCCTTACCTAATTGAACAGCATTTTCCCCGGTTGCATCCCCAACGGTATCCCAGAATGTAGCGTATTCCTGTAAGGCATCAGCACTTTTTATTCCCTGCTGTCTTCCTTTTTCCATTAAATCTAATACTTGGTCCAATGGGAAGGTTACATTGGATGTCTCTATGGCCAGCTTTCTCATCGCTCCTTCTGATATATCCATGGCATTAGCTATCTTCCTGGTCTGTTCCAACATTGGTGCTTGTTTTTGATATAATATCTCTATTGCTGTAGCTACTCCTGCTGTGGCCACTCCTACTCTTTTCCAATTATTTTCCATGAATCCGGTTGTACTCCCGGTTGCTCCCTTTATCTTATTCATAACCGGGGATACTTTATCTACCGCATTTAAGATGATATCCATTTGTGCCATTATCTTCTTTTCCTTTCTACAATTTCTCTTGCTTTATCATATTTCCCTTTTGGCTTCCCTTCCTTCGGTATCTTCTTTTCTATCTCTTCACCTAATTTTGCAAAAGCTAATTGTATAAATATCCTTTGTTTTCTGGTCATCTTCTGATAGCTCCCCACGATTGGTATTCCCATTTTATGAAAAGCTATCAGCTCTTGCCCATCATCACTATTCGCGAAACATCTTTAGCTCTTTGAGCTGATCCTCACTTACTTCTGATATTTTAAATACCGCATTCGCTATTTTCTTGACGATTCCCGGTGGAGAAATTTTCCGCAGTTCTTCCTCTTTTATACCCATAGTCATTCCGTACTTGCAGGCTAATAATAACTTTTCGAATTCTATCTTTTGTATCTGTTCTACGTCTAACTTCATTTTAAAATTCTGCTTTGTTTTCTCTATATCTGGTTTTCCGTCTTTATCGTATACTACATCAAAGTCTATATCTATTCCTATTTTTGCTTCTATTTCGGCCCATTGCTCTTCATTTAATGGTCTTATTTCTATTTCCCCACCGAGCTCTTTAATAAATACCTTTTCGGTTTTATTCGTTCCTCTTAATATCTCTTCTTTAGTTAATAGTCTGCTCATTTAATTTCCCCTTCTTTGTATTTGTTTTTAACTTGGAATATCATCATCCATATCATCATTATTATTTTTTATGGTTACTAATAATTCTGTTTCTACTTCAGTTACTTCGTCTGCTAATGTAACGGTATCGATTAATGCTATCCCCGAAAATCCCTGTACGATCTCTCCTCTTCCTGCTGGCTGTGCTGATAAATTGGAATATACTGCTTTGGGAAGTTTGAGCTCTATGCTACCATCATCCCCTGAATCTATGGTAATTACAATTTCTTCGTTGGTTGGTCCGCTATCTCCAACCCCTCCAGAGCTTCCCCAATATTTCTGATATTCTGTATCATCTTCAAACCATAAATTACCACTAAAATTAACATCCCTTGCTCCTACTGGAATTCTACAGGGATACCTTGACCCTATTCCTTTCCCTGCTTCCACGTCCGGATTGTTGGCTATATTCAGAGTCATGGATTTTATTTTGCAATTATAATCGCTTGCTCCGAAGGTTATGCTGGCATCTACGAAGCTCAAAAGATTCTCATTAAATAAATTCAAATCTGCTATTGCCTTTATAGTAGTTTTGGTATCTTTCGCTCCTACCATATCTACGGTGCACATAATATAATCATTCTCTATAACTATCTCTACGCTGCTTATAGTTAGTCCGCTGAAGATGTGTTCTCCAAAACCATCCTTTCCTATTCTGGCACAAATACTCGGTAATATATTATTCTCTTTTCCGTACATCTCGTGGGTATTCGTACCTTCTCCTCCGTCGGTGAATACATATTCTCCAAGTGCCCATTTCATAAAATAAGCAAAAGAACGAATATCTATCGGGTATATAATATTCCCTGCCGGTGTATAATAACCTGGTCTTAAAATTTTCCTTCCCCGGTGTAAACCCCCCTCAAATATTAAGTTTGGATTATCCGGTACATCCAAGGTTGTGGATGCTATCTCGATATGGAACACTGCTTCTGGTGGAGGGCTCTGGTTGAAGCTCCCCTCTTCTGATAATCCTGCGTATCTTCTTACTGTTGGCATTATTGTCATCTCCTTTCATTTTATTCTCTAACCGTGAATACGGTTGTTAACGTGAACGCTGCACTATAAAAATTCCCATTCTGGAAGTATGGATTATTCCCATCAAACCTTTTACTCTTTATATCGGTGAAAAAACTGCCATGTCCGAATCCCAGGGTTCTATCGGCCAGCAATATATTTTTTGCCCTGGCTGTTAAAGTGTTGGCCTCTTTGTACCCTTCTTTAGCTTCTTTGGAATTGTATACTACTCCTATAATTACAATATCCATATTCCAGCTTTCCCAATTGGTTAGTCTGGTGGTAGTGTCTATTACTGTTTCCCCTTCCATGACCCAGATAGCTGGTGCCTCTGGTTTCTTGCTGGTTTTCATTCCTATCATTAAAGATTTAACATCTGATAATTTACCACCATCCTGCATTGCATCTGATAGTTTCTCCTCTATTTTCTCCAGAATGTCATTTATAGCTTCTTCTAAAGTTTTTGTTTCCATATTATTCTCCTGTCTCTCTTAAGGCTCTTCTTATAAATTCATCTATCCGGGATTCTCCTCTTTTCAATGCTCTTTCGTGAAATGGGTTCGCCTTTTGGCCTTGCACCTCTACGCTCTTGGCAAATATTTCCATACCATTCCATACAAAATGAAGGCATTGAGCTACTTTCGGTTCGATATGTATTGGCTGTCCTTTTGGTCCGTATATACCCGTTCCGTAAGCTACCCAGGGAGCGTATTCTACCCCACTACTCATTTTATATTGTATATCTTTTATTTTCTGCATCTGCCAGCTACCACGTAGCCTGCCATGGTCTATCGGTGGCTCTTCTCTTAAACCCGCCCATACTTCTGTCGCCACATATTGAAAGGCTAATAAACAAGATTTAAGTGGTAATTTGAATATTTTTTCTATTTGTTTCGGGTCGATATATACCTTTGTTTCCATTTATATCCCTTCTGCTCTGTTAAAAGCGAACTCTGGCTTTCTATAGTATAATCTTAATTCTGCTTTTAATGGTGTTGTCAGTATCTTATCCTCTACCAATTTCGCATCCAGCTCCTCTATTCGGATCACCGGGGATTCCCTATTCGCATAGGCCAGTTTTACCATATTTGAACAGGCTCTCATTGCTATGTTATGTATCCCTTCTGGCAGTACTAATTTCTGAATATCTGCTATCCAAAAGTATCCGCCTACTTCGTCTACTAATTTTAGGCCTATACTCTTAATTTCATTTAATTCGGAATTGGTCCCTAAATAAAATTTGCAAAGTTTCCATTCATCGTCATTCATCTCCGGGAAGTCCATGGTCTTTATTACGTTCCCGCAGGCTACCTCATTCGATAATAAAAGCTGGATATCCCCTTTGTCGCAGTCAGCATAAGGCTTTACTTTTATCATGAGTACTTTTGCATCTGATAAATCCCTATAATCCTCTTCTATCAGCTTGCTGGCTATGATTACGTTATTCCCTACTGTGGAGGATATCTCTAATAAATTAACTGCCATTCTGTCTTCATATTTAGGGAATTCGTATTTATCTGTTTCTATTTTAACGGTAATCCCTTCTACTATTAGCTCATCCCATTTCTCTACTCCCTGGTCAACCATTTTCTTTTCCCCGAAGTTTAAATCAGTTAACAGGTCCCTTCCTCTATCCCGGTTAATTAAACTGGTTACCTGTTTTAACCATCCTTCTATCATGGTTTCCATTTCGCCTTCACTCGATAATCCTAAATTATCATATTTAATCCCGGTATATTTTATAACGTCACTTACCGTAGAATAATATTGATTTGCCATATTTATCTCCTCACTTTTTCCCTTTTAATTTATACTTTTCCTCTGGATGTGCTTTGGTTATGTGGGTAATAAGACCATGTCTTTTATTAAATTCTCTATTACAAATCGGGCATATATATTTTATTTCTTTTATTTCCAGGTCTTTGCAGGCTCGTATTTCTCTTAATGCCATATCCTTTATAGTATATATTTTCTTTTCTTCTGGTGGGAATACGCACCTGCTCCGGTTTATCCTTTCACCTTTGTGGTTATAAACTTTTATTCTGCATTGAAAATTTAACATCTTTTCCTCCTAATCTAAATGTTTTATTAATAATCCAACGTGAGCCTTTATCTCTTTCCATTCTCTTTTATTTACTATTAATGGTTTTGTCGTTTCGAACGGTTTAAATAATCTGTTCGCTCTTTCTATTTCTCTCGGCCCTTTATTGGTTACCACGATACATTTTGGGAATGGTTCCCCATTTTTATTCCTGTAAGGAATATATTCTGGTTCTTTATTTTTCTTTTTCTTATCTGCCTTTATGGTTTCCTCTATTACCTTTTTATATTTTTTCAGGTCCCTATCTACTGTATTGCTCTTTCTCATCCGCTTGGTTATCTTTATTTTGGCCAGCCTCTTCGGGATTCCCTTTATTGTTTCGCTCTTTAAATCTTTAATTACAATTCCCCATTTCCCTTCGTATATCTTCATTCCGTTCCCCGCCTGATATCCTATGGTCGGTATCCCTGCTGCCAGATAATCCCATATTTTATTTCCCCTGCACGTCTGCGTATAATTGTAAGCTTTTTCTGGTACACCTTCTTTATTATAGCTATGCAGACCTGCTGTATATTGGCTCATCTCTTTTAATAATTCCTTATAAGGCTTATTTCTATGGATTATGCATCCTATATCATGGTATTCGGATAACTTATTAGTGTTATAACTTGCTGAATAAAGATGTACCGTCCAGCCTGCTCTTATAAACTCTTTAAATATTTTATGGTAGCAACGATATCCGTAATGAGTTTTTCTCCTGTGCCAGCTTGTTACCAATCCACCTGCATATACCAGATGTAAACCTTTTAATTTTTCCTTCGGCTCAAAATCTAAATCCTTTTTTAAGGGTCTGGTGTATATCACTTCACAATATGGCAATTTCCATTTATATTTCTTTTCTACCCCTTTATAATAATCCATGTGTTCTTCACTGGTGAAGATAATCGCTGCTGCATTCTCTATCTTCTCTCTCTCCTGTGCCATATCTTTAGTTCCCCGCCTTAAACTATTTACATCATTCTCGATAAGTAAATAAGGAATGTTATGTTTTAAGGCTATTTGATAATCTTTCCTATGATCCCCTCTTACCACTATCAGCTCTGGTTTTAATTCTTTTATTCTTTTTTTTAATTGGCTGATATCGTCTGCTATTATTTCTCCTCCGAAGTTATCTTTCATAAAATTAATATTTTTATAAGCTGTTCCTTCTCTCCATCTGGTTATGTAATATATTATTTTTTTATCTGCTGTCATTCCTTTTTCACCTTTTCTGTATATATTCCGAATTCTGATAGTATTTCTCTGATATCGGCCTTATCCTCTATTTCGCTCCACTTCTTTTTCCCTCCTCTGCCTCCTTCGAAGTATGAAGAATCATTCTTGCTGTGAACGGTATTCATATAATTTACCCCTGGTATCAATTTATGTTTTAGCAAAATTGCTCCTCCATGCCCGTTCTTTAGATAATGCCTTTTCCCTGCGAGGTATTCTTTTGTTTTATAAATCAAAACATAGGATTGCGGAGAATTATAAAAAAAGTATGCCAGCCTTCCCTGGTAGATATCGTAGGTATAGCAATTCTGGCTTATCAAAACTTCTGTATCTTTATCTGTAATGTAATTTTGTATTGTGTCCACGAATGTTTTGATGTACATATCATCAGAATCCAATCTAACTAAATATAAATAATTATAA